CCTATAAGGACATAAAGCAGATTGACTCAAAGCCCTATACCATAGACGCCGACCAAATGAAACTAATCTACTCAAACGTTTATAACTATTTCGGCGTGAATGAGGACATTTTGCAAAACAAGGCAATAGGCGACTCTTGGGCGGCCTTCTATGAGGGCGCCGTGGAAACTTACGCAATACAGGCAAGCGAAAGTTTGACAAAATCACTTTTCAGCGAACGCGAAAGGGCCCAGGGTTCGGGCGTCATGCTAACCGCTAACCGTTTACAGTACATGAGCGCCAACGACAAATTAAACATTGTTACCACGCTAACAGACCGCGGGATCATGAACAGAAACGAAGGCCGCGACGTGTTCAACTTATCACCGATAGAAGGCGGCGACGAATTTATAATCCGCGGCGAATATTACAACGCGACCGAAAAGGTAGGAGGTACAAACAATGCCAATTAAAAGCGATAGGGAATACAGAGCGTTTACCGTTAACGCCGACGAAAACGAAAAAAGGGTCATTGGCTACGCAACGACTTTTGACGCGCCCTATACCCTTTATTCCGACAATGAATATGAATTGCGCGAGATCATCGACGAAGGCGCTTTTGACAACGCCGACATGTCGGACGTTATCATGCAATATAACCATGAAGGAAGGGTGTTTGCAAGACAGAAAAACGGCACCCTTGAATTAACGATAGATAAGCCAAACGGTTTATTGATAAATGCCGACCTGGGCGGAACCAAACTCGGCGCCCAGGTTTATGAAGAAATACGCGGGGGCTATACAGACAAAATGTCAATGGGGTTTACCGCAGACAAAGCCGCGGATATTTGGACGCGTGAAACCCTGGAAAATAAAACAATTGATACCCGCCGCGTAATGGCCGTTAAACGTCTTTATGACGTGTCGGCCGTAAGCATACCCGCAAACCCAGGAACAGACATTGAAGCGGTAAGCGTTCGCGCATTGGTTGACGGAGCGATCGAACAATTAAGAGCGGAGAGACTCGAAGCGGAAAAACTTGCCCTTGAAAAGAAACGCGCGGAAATGCGGGCAAAACTTATGGAGGATTAACACATGGAAATCAAAGAAATGAACTTTGACGAACTCGAACAGAGAAGAGCCGAACTTGCCGCCGAAGTCGAAAGCGCAGACATGGAAAGACTCAGCGCAATTGACGCGGAACTCGACGCGATCCAGGCAAGAAAAGCCGAACTTAAGAGCGAAGCAGAGGAAAGGGCAAAGGCTATTGAAGAAGTATTGAAAGCGCCTGAGCCTACACCCATTATTGACGAAAGGAACAACGAAACAATGGAAACAAGAAACACTAAAGAATATATCGACGCATACGCCGAATATATCAAGACAGGCAACGACAAGGAATGCAGAGCCCTTCTTACTGAAAACGTAAGCGGCAAGGTTCCCGTACCTGAATTTGTAGATGAGATCGTTAGAACCGCATGGGAAAACGACGACATTCTGTCAAGAGTAAGAAAAACATATTTCAGGGGCAATTTAAAGGTTGCTTTTGAAGCTTCCGCAAGCGGCGCCTATGCACACACCGAAGGCACAACCGCCGTTACCGAAGAAAGCCTTACACTTGGTATTGTAACTATGGTACCTAAGAATATTAAAAAGTGGATTACCATTAGCGACGAGGCCGTTGCTATGGGCGGCGAAGCCTTCTTGAGATACGTTTACGATGAACTTACCTACCAGATCATTAAGAAGCTGAAAGAACTTGTTATTGCCGACATTGCGGGACTTAGCACCAGCGGAACAAGCGCACCCATCGCGCCCCAGGTTACAGCAAGCGCCGTTTCAATTGACCTTGTGGCCCAGGGCCTTGCTCAGCTTTCCGACGAGGCAAGAAACCCCGTTGCTATCATGAATAGACAGACTTGGGGAGCAATCAAGGCGGCTCAGGCTTCCGCTTACTATGGCTATGATCCGTTTGAGGGCATTCCCGTACTCTTTACAACCGCGCTTCCCGCATTCTCAGCAGCAAGCGCTAACGCCATCTTCATGATCGTTGGCGACCTTGACGGCGTACAGGTCAATTATCCTGAGGGCGACGGCGTAGTTATCAAGTGGGACGACTTATCACTTGCCGAGGCCGACATGGTAAAGGTTGTTGGCAGACAGTACGCAGCCCACGGCGTAACCGCTAATGGAAGATTTTGCAATATTAAGAAGGTTAACCCTACAACCTAAAATAAAAAATCATGAGGTTATTAATAGCAATCCCTACATTGGATTATATCAACGTTCAGTTTATGGAGCGTCTTTTGAAATTGACGCAACTATTAACTAAACGGGGCGTTGATTATGAGGTAAAGATAAAAGCTGGAACCCTTGTTTATTTAGCACGTGAAGAATTAACAAGCTACGCGATCGGGGAAGGGTTCAGCCATGTATTTTGGCTTGACTCCGACATGATTTTCGAAGAAGAAATCATCGACGACTTATACGACACGGGCAAGGATTTTGTATGCGGAATATTCCACGCAAGGCGCCCGAGCCATATATCATGTATATTTAAAAGCCTTGTTCCTCCCGAGCGCTACAAATTCAATGAATACCCGTTCGGAACTTTTCAAATAAAAGGCTGCGGCATGGCGGCGACTTTAATCAAAACAGAGATTTTGAAAGCCGTACGCGATCATTTCGGCAATTGCTTCACACCTGCATATAACCTGGGCGAAGATTTAGCATTTTGCCGCCGCGCCGATGAATTGGGCTTTGAAATTTGGGCCGACTCAACCGTAAGGGTAGGGCACATAGGGCACATCGTTATTTACCCCGAACATGAGGGGGGCTATCTTAATAACCTACAAAGGAGATAAAATGCTTGAATTAGTCAAAACCGCGTTAAGAATAAAAACGACCGCTTTTGACGTTGAACTCGAACAGTTAATCGGCGCCGCTTTAATCGACTTAGGATTTGGCGGCGCTATGTCGTCCGTATTAGTCGAAAACTACGACGCAATAGTAAACCAGGCGGTTATAACTTATGTTAAAATGAATTTCGGCTTGCCTGAGGACTACGACCGATTAAAAAAGAGCTACGACGAACAGAAGGCGCAATTAGGAACGGCCACGGGCTATACCGTTTGGGAGGCTTCCAATGTATGATACTACGGCAACGTTAATGCACGAAACGGGCCGCACTTATGACGCATACGGCAACGAAATATTGACCTATGAACCCCGCGAGGTTTTCGCATACCAGCGGTCCGTTTATAACGCCGAATTTTACCGCGCCGCGCAAGTTGGCTTGCACCCGTCAATAACCCTTATTTTAACCAATAAGGCCGACTATGACGGCGAAACCTATATCGTATTTGAAGGCAAAGAATATAGCGTTATAAGGGCAGATTGGACGGCTCAAAGGGATAGTATTTCATTGATACTTGAAGAACGTATAAACGTTTATACACCGCCGACAACAACAGAAACCGTAACCACGGAAACCGTAACAACCGAAACGACCACGGAGGGCGGCAATGAGTAAAGACCCACGCGTTAGAAAAGTTGACGGACACAATGCAGCCGTACTGATCGAACGTGTTTTAGAGGACTATTGCGACCAAACGCAAGAAACGTTTTTCAAAGCAATGTCAAACGCGGGCAAACGCGCAAAAAAAGATTTACAGGCGACGGACGCGTTCAAGGATAGAAGCGGCGATTATCGGAAAGGCTGGAGCATTAGAACAAAGCGGGAAATGTTCGGCATTAACGTATTGATTTACAACAGATTAAAGCCAAGCCTAACACATTTGCTTGAAAAGGGGCACGCCACGAAAAACGGCACGGGCCGAAGCTTTAGGGACACGCCCGCGCATTCACATATAGCCCAGGCAAAACAAAACGCCGAGGAATATTTACTCGAAGAATTAACGAGGCAATTATGACTATTAAACAAGTATTTGAACAACTAAAAATACCGTTTGCATATATGAGGTTCAACAAACCCATGAAGCCGCCTTATGTGATCTATTTAGGCAGCGGGCAAACTACCTTTGGCTCGGATAATACATGGTATTACAGGAATAACACTTACCAAATAGAGTATTATTTTGACCTTAAAAACGAGGCGACCGAAAAAACCATAGAGGACGCCTTATTAGCAAACGGGTATAACTACCAAAAGAGCGAGGACGTTTTCATAGAAGATGAAAACGTCTTTGTTATTTATTACACAGTTTAACGGAGGATAAAATGGCTAATAAAGTTTTATTCGGCATTAGCAATTTACACGTTGGCACATGGACAGAGGTTACAACGACCGCGGGCACAACAATCACGCTTGGCACGCCTTACCATCAGAAGGGCGCCGTATCAATGAGCCCGACAGAAGCCAACGAAAAAACCGACTTTTACGCCGATGACATTCTATACTACTCATCGTTTGCGGGTGGAACCTTTGAAGGCGAAATTGAAGTCGCAATGTTTGACGACAAATTCAAAAAGGACTTCCTGGGATATGTAAGCCTTACAAACGGCGGCCTTGCTATCAAGAAGAACGCAACCAAACCCAAAGTTTACGTTGCATTTGAAGTACAGGGCGACG